ACTACAAGGAAGCTGAAGATCGCGGATATTTTAAACTAGATTTACTAAATGTCCATGTCTACAATCTAGTTCGTGACGAAGAACATCTGATTAGCTTGATGCAAGAACCGGATTGGTCAATGTTGAAAAATAGGAAAGTTGTCGAGCAACTGATACACCTAGGTAATCAATATAATACAATCAGACGAATGCCGGAACCCATAGATTCTATTCCTAGACTAGCGATGTTTCTAGCAGTAATCAGACCTGCAAAACGACATCTATTAAACAAGTCTTGGAAAGAGATCAATGAAACTGTTTGGGAAAAAGATCAGTCAGGTTATTCATTCAAAAAAAGTCATGCGATTAGTTATAGTCACCTCGTAGGTGTCCACATGAATATATTAAAAGAGCAAAATGAAACCTAAACAGATACAGCGTAAGACGAAGGTGATTCACGATAAATGCATCGACCTAAATAAGCAGCTAGTCGAACTGCAAGAACTTTGTCAGCATCCAGATTTGAACAAACAACATGGATCTAACACCGGAAACTATGATCCGAGCGTAGATATATATTGGACTGATTATTTCTGTCCAGACTGTAATAAAAGTTGGCGAGGGACACAATACTAATGGATAGTTGTGATGTTATTGTGGATCTCCAGCACGGAGATACCGGCAAAGGTAAAGTTGCACACTATAAACTCAACACCGGTTCATATGACCTTGTTCTACGGTACAACGGTGGTTCTAATGCAGGACATACTATATACCACAATGGACAAAAGCTTGTGACGCATCAGATTCCTGCCGGAGTGCTATATGGCTTGCCGTCGTTGATTGGACTCGGATGTGTCGTTAACCTTGACCTACTAGCTAAAGAAGTAGAAACCCTGCGCGCGGCCGGTATCATGGATGTAGAAAAGAACCTATTTGTTGATCACAGATGTCATGTGGTTACCTCTGACCACATTCACAGAGACATCAACAATGCAGATCGAATGGGCTCGTCCACTATTGGTTCTACTGGACAGGGCATTGGTCCAGCTTACAGCGACAAGTATGCCCGAGTTGGCAAGCGTCTTTCTGACTACTATGGATTCCGACACCAGTTTCCCTATGGTACAGTATGCGACGGATTTGAACTTATGCAAGGAGTACATTCTTGTTTGGCCGAAGGCGCTCAAGGGTTCCAGCTCGACATCGACTGGGGAGATTATCCGTATGTAACCTCATCTCACTGCACAGTCGGGGGTGTAATTCTAAACGGTGTTCTAGCTACCTCGATTCGACACGTGATCGGGGTGATGAAAGCATATGATACGTATGTCGGTGATAAGATGTTCTCTGATATGAATCGAGACGAATTTATTGCTATTGCTCAGGCTGGCAATGAGTTTGGGGCTACTACTGGCCGACCACGCCAAGTCCGATGGACAGACATTACATCTGTCAAACGTGCTGCACAGGTAAACGGTTGCACAGAAATCATCATCAATAAAGTAGACATCCTGCAGAAACTTAATCTATTTGGGCTCATTGTAGCAGGGCAAGAAGTACTATTTGATACATTCGAAGAATACAAAGTTGTAGTGCAGTCACATCTTTCAGGATATGACATCATCTGGTCTTATAGCCCAGAGACAGTTTGATATAGTGATTGAGAAATATAAAGGAACAATATGCTAGAACTACTTAACGAAAATGATCCACAACTGTTAGAAGTCTCGTCACCGTGGGATTTTGAAGTGGATGGCAGCCCCGAAGAACTCGTAAGCGAAATGGTCAAAACATTGACTATTAATGGCGGAGTCGGACTTGCCGCGCCACAATGCGGCATCAGCAAGCGTATTTTTGTCATGGGCAACTTCATTAAACTAGTCGTGTGCATTAATCCAAAAATTGTTGGTCTGGCTGAACAGCGCGAAGTAGATATAGAAGGCTGTTTGAGTTTTCCTAATCTTTGGTTGAAGGTAAAGCGCCCAACCGAGTGCATCGTGCAATATCAAGATGTCAGTGGTCAGACTGTTGAACGTGAACTTGCTGGATTAGAGGCACGGGTGTTCCTGCATGAGTATGATCACTTGCTTGGGGTAACGTTCGATCAAAGGGTAGGAAATTTAAGTATGAAGATGGCTAAAGAGAAACGCAAGAAAAACTTAGCAAAAGTAATTAAGGCATCCGTTTAATGAACATGACGCTTTTGCGCTTTGCTCGCTTTTTCATGAAATCGGTCATGCTAACGACCGGGCCATAGACGATATCTAAGCTCTTATTATTAAAAGTACGAATATAAGGTTTAAAGATACCCCATTCCTCTTTTAAGAATATGTTAATGGGAATCGTTCTATTTGATTCCCACCACCAGACTTCACCTAATTCTAAGAATTTTGTTCTTAGTTCAGGGAGAACCAATGAACCATAGTCATACATTGTAGTGACCATGTAATCTCGATTCTGAATAATACCAACATAGTCTTGCTGGGCATAGGAACAGACCGTTATAAACGGGTAATTTTCGTTTAGTTTCTTAAAAAAATCGGGTGTGTTCATGCTAAAGTATATTTACACCAAAATTTCCAAAGTTAATATTTTCATATTATAGGGCATAAATATAGATACTAAGGAGCATCTCGTGTACGCAACGTCAGTATTCTATTATTTTCAAAGACAGATCGTGGTACTCCTATTAGGAAACTCAGTGAGGAAATACATGCCACAGTATAGCAAGCCCCTCGTACTAAACAGAGGGGTGGATAATCAGATACAATTCCAGTTTTTGGATCAGCAGCAAAAACCAATTGACATTACTGGTAAAGAGATCATCTGTAGGGTTATCAACTATGATGGCACTGAAGTTCTTATCCAGAAAGCTCTTAGTTTACAATTAGCATTGACTGGAATCGCAGCACTTGAACTTAATGCCGCAGAAGTCGAGGACATTCCTGCACAGAAATGTTATTATTCATTGGAGATTCCCGTTGGCGCATTTAACTATCCGGTATTCGTAGATCAGAATGCAGGAGCTCGCGGGGTGTTGAATGTAGTTGACTCGGTGCTCCCGTCGTTCGTGCCGTCATCCAACATTACCATTCCAACTGGTCAACCTTTCCCTAATCTCAATAATCAAACCGAGTGGACATTGCCAGCCAATGCCCGCGCATACTATAGCAGCGTGATCAATACTCAGGATAATCCAATACTCACGATCCAAACCACATTCAACGAATACAACGGCAATGTTCTCATTGAAGGATCCTGTCAGCCAGACTCTGAGTGGTACCCGATAACTGATGATTACTACGCCAATACGAGTGACACGGTTGGATATACTATCAGGGGCTATCATCCATTCGTGAGAATGGTATTCGAATCTGACTCAGGTGAAGTTACAAAGATTTTGGCTAGATAACATAACCGTAATACTTGATTTTTATATCAAATATGCTACGATAGATTATGTTTGATGTCCTAACCCTTATTCAAGGCAAGAAAAAGCGTACACAAGATGGCTGGTATAGCTTCAACGCTCCCTGCTGTCATCATCGCGGACATAATGTTGACAAAAGAATGCGAGGTGGCATCAAACAAAACGGTGACAACTGGTCTTTTCATTGTTTCAACTGTGATTTTAAGTGTAGCTTTATATTAGGTAGACAATTTTCGTTTCCAACCAAACAGTTTCTTGGTTGGTTGGGTGTCGACGAGAGTCAGATTACCAGATGGAATCTAGAAAATCTACGACATAAGGACTTGATCGAATACGTTACCGAGACCAAACAAAAATTTAATCTCAAATTCAATGAAGTTCAGCTTCCTGTAGCTGAACTATTAGACGAGAATAATCCAAAGCATAAACGATTCGTAGATTATGTCAACAGTAGGGGACTGAAAGCTACGGATTATCCGTTCATGGTTACTCCAGATGACCATGGAAGAAATAATAATAGAATCATCATTCCCTATACATACAAGAATAAGATAGTGGGACACACTAGTCGTTATCTTGATAACCGCGCACCCAAATTTATTAAAGATCAACAATCTGGTTTTGTATTTGGATATGATTTACAGAAACCAAACTGGGAAGTATGTATTGTAGTTGAAGGCATATTCGATGCACTGTCTCTTAACGCATTAGCACTTACACACAACACAATTAGTGAAGAACAAGCAGGACTTATACGTAAACTTAATAGACGAGTCATTGTCGTCCCTGATCAGGATAAAACAGGATTACTGATATGCGAGCAAGCATTAGAGTTCGGGTTTCAAGTATCTATTCCAGACTGGGGTTCAGAAGTAAAAGATGTGAATGATGCCGTACTAAAATATGGTAAACTACCGACACTTTTATCTATCTTACAAAATGCGACAACCAGTAAAATCAAAGTAGAAATGGCGAAAAGAAAACATGATAAAAAACTTTAACGCAGATGTGCAAGAACTATTCTTGAGAATGATGGTTACGAATGCGGAACTTTATACTCGTGTTATGAATATCATGAATCCAGCAAATTTTGATCGTACTCTTCGACCCGTTGCAGAATTCATAGTAGAACATTCTACAAAGTATAGCGTGATGCCTGATCCTTTGCAGATCAAAGCAACGACCGGAACAACTATCGATACTATCCCTGAACTAGATGAGGGGCACTACGATTGGTTCTTGGAAGAATTTGAATCATTCACAAAACGTCAGGAGCTTGAACGAGCTATCCTCAAAGCAGCCGACATGCTTGAGAAGGGAGAATTCGATCCAGTCGAGAAACTGATCAAAGACGCAGTTCAGATCAGCCTCCAACGCGACATGGGCACTGATTACTTTGCTGATCCCAAACAGCGCATCCATAAGTATTTCAACGCAGGCGGACAAGTCAGCACTGGCTGGCCTCAGATGGATCGGTTGTTGTATGGTGGATTTAGTCGCGGAGAGTTAAACATATTCGCAGGTGGTTCTGGTTCTGGTAAGTCACTTGTCATGATGAACATCGCGTTAAACTGGCTACAGAGAGGCCTCAGCGGCGTGTATGTCAGTCTCGAACTATCAGAAGAACTGACTTCGTTGCGCACAGATGCGATGTTGACCAGCATGAGTACAAGAGACATTCGCAAGGACATTGAAACGACTGGCTTGAAGGTCGTGATGATGGGAAAGAAGTCTGGTAAATATCGTGTTAAGGGTATGCCGGCGCAAAGCACTGTAAACGACATTCGTAGCTATCTCAAAGAAGTTCAGATTCAGACCGGAATCAAGGTAGACTTCGTGATGATCGACTACCTCGATCTTGTCATGCCGGTCAGCGTGAAAGTCAATCCTAATGATCAGTTTATCAAGGATAAGTATGTGTCAGAAGAACTTAGAAACCTAGCGAAAGAACTAGGTGTTCTCATGGTAACTGCGTCACAGTTGAATCGTTCGGCGGTTGAAGAGATCGAGTTCGACCACAGTCACATCGCAGGAGGTATCTCAAAGATCAATACTGCTGACAATGTATTTGGTATCTTTACTTCTCGTTCGATGCGCGAACGCGGCAAATATCAGATCCAATGTATGAAATCTCGTAGTTCGACTGGCGTAGGTCAAAAGATTGACTTAGAATATAACATCGAGACTATGCGTATTACTGATGAAGACCCAGAAGGTGATAGCAAGCCACAGCCTAGTGCAAGCCAGATCATGAGTCAGATCAAGAATACTAGCAGTGTCGGGACGAATATAGATATATCACATCCATCCATTGAAGAAAAACGAGTAGTTCCTGACATTCAAAGCGCAAAATTAAAATCTCTATTAAATTCCCTTAAGAAATGATTTTGTTTCTTTCGAATAAATACTGTTAGTAGGATTTTACTCTCAATGCAGAAAAAAACAAAAAGCCTCCTCGAGGAGTTGCAGTCGTATAGTGAAACTCGTGATATCAATCACGTGATCGAATCGCGTGCATCTAATATCATCACGAGTGCTATCAACTTGATAGAACTAATGCAGCGTAATTATTCTCCTGAAAAAGCAGAACTACTCGAAAAGAAATTGCTTAGTGCTATCCGAGGGAAGGATCAGGCAAGATTTTCCAAAAGCTTAAGGAAGAAAAATGAAAATTAATGAAATAGGATTACACAACATAATCGGAGACGTAGGTGCTGCTGCATTTAGAAGTAAAGGTCAGCCTGGAACCACAATCAAGTCTCAGATGATTCAGGATATTTTCGTCAAAGATTTTGTAGGAGATGCAGCAACTTCATTGAGCAATGGAATCCAGGGAGGGTTGATTGACCCAACTGCAAAATCAACTACCACTAGTAATCCACCAATTACATCCGAATCGAGGTATGACAAGATGAATCATGTCTTTGAAAGCATTATTAATATCAACGAACAAGCAAAGCTAAGAACAATCAGTGATTTTATGATGGATTGGTTTACTTTGTATATGAAGGGGGTAAATTGGGAATCGAGCAGAGCAGTTGTTCAACAAAATCTCAACAAATTACAGGATGAATATCCCAGGAACGTAAAAGAAAATCTCACGACTTTAGCAAGAATTGGACTAGCATTAATAAGTGTTAATGTCGGAAGAACGCCAGCGGGCGCCCCACCGGAATTCAAAAAAGCTCAACAACAAGAACTCGCATCCGTGGAAGAGCTTAAATCTGACCTCGATAACTTGAGCAATAGCAACCCCCAAGCTTATAATGAATTAGTTAGAGCTTTAAAGCCAGTCAACATCACAGGATAAATTATGCTTACAGAAGGCGGCTCGATGCCCGGCGTCGGTGCGATTCATATTAGTGAGATCGAACCTACTCTTAAATCATTGGAAAAAGTATTAGGCATCGATTTGCGTAATAACACTCTGGGTAGTGTCGGCAAGAAACAGTTCTCGGGTGATATCGATGTCGCCATCGATATCAAGCCAGATGATATTCCTGCCTTTGTTGAGAAACTAAAGTCTATTCCTGAGATCATGGAACTTGCTAAAAGTTCAGTGATCATGACTAAAGTTAAGATTTCTGGGTATGATCCCGAGAAAGAAGCGCCCGGAAAGTCACGAACGGGATTTGTTCAAGTTGATTTTATGCCCGGCGATCCAGGTTGGATGAAGACATTCTACCACGCTCCCCATGAGAAAGACTCGAAATATAAAGGTGTCTACAGAAATATTTTGATTTCGACAATCGCTGCATTTCTTGATCGCAAGGATTCTGAAGAAAAGATACCAGACGGTAGATCACTGCAATCTGAGCGTTATATGTGGAGTTCAGCAGATGGATTAGTCCGTGTCAAAAGAACACCCGAACCTAACAAAAAGGGAGACGGGTACACAAAGAAAAATATCAACAAGATCATCGATGGTCCCTACAAGAATCCAGACGAGATCGCCAGAGTACTTAAGCTTGATAATGCAGATGACTTATATTCATATGAGACATTACATAAGGCAATGGACAAGAATTATCCACCTGAACTAGTCAATAAAATACTAAAAGATTTCGCCAACAACTCAGTGATCAAAGACGCGGGCGTTCCGGATGACATCAAATCTGGATTATCTGAAGCGAAGATAGGGTCTACCGAATGGTTTAGGATATTACTGGATACCATATTATGAAGATTAGAGAGATTCTCGGTGAGTCGCGTATCCTAGCAGAATCAGCTAGAATCCAGCATGCGGAAGATATACTCTTTTGGGAAGGTAGTAAAGGTGCAGTTCGTGCCATCCAAAGTCTAATCAACATGGAGAAAGGTGGCAATAAAGCTACTACTGTCAAGTGGGATGGAAGTCCCGCTGTTATTTTTGGTAGAGATGACAATGGTGAATTCATATTTACTGACAAAAGCGGGTTTACTGCCAGAGGATATGATGGCAAAGCTAAATCAGGCAAAGACTTAAAGAACATGTTCTTGAACCGTTCAGGTGGCAAGAACAGAGAGAATCCTAGTTATGTGAACTTCGCTACGAATATGCAGAACGTTTTCGATGTATTCGCTAGAGCGGTTCCGCGAGATTATAGAGGTTATTTCAAGGGTGACCTGTTGTACTTCAATACTCCACCGATAGTGAATGGCCATTACGCGTTCAAACCTAATGTAGTAGAATATTATGTTCCGATCAACACTACATTAGGCAAACAGATAGGTCAATCTAAAGTAGGTGTAGTGATTCATCGTCAGATTGACGATATGGGCAACGAAAGCCCGTTAACGGACGGTAAAGTGTTGCGTAGCGGAGAATTATTAGTAGTTCCTCCAGTAACAGTAGAACAACCACCGCAGGTAGATATCAACGCAACTAACAAACTGATGTCAATCGCTCGTACACATGGGCGCGATATCGATATGTTGTTGGATGATAGTGAGTTGCGTGGAAAGAAGATAAGTGATTTTGCTAACATACTCTATACTTACGTGAATAGTAAAGTAGACACGGGTCTAGCTAACATAGGCGCTGATTTCCAGCAGTGGTTAGCATCCAGTAAAGTAAGTACAGTCAAGCAAGCTAAAATAATCCAGCATATATCTGATAATCTTACAGGCTGGCAAGCACTATGGACATTGGTTGCAGGCATTATGAATGTAAAGAATGGCATCATCGCACAACTCGATAAGAGTAGTAGTATCAAAGCTACGACTGCAGGTCAAGAAGGTGGTGAAGGATATGTCATCGCGGATCCACAAGGAGATATCAAACTTGTAAATCGTAGCGGATTTACTGCGGCCAATCGTGCGGTTCAAAGGTAAATCATACCCAAATCCGATTTTTTTTACATTAGGCATAAATATCATTATGAGTCAATGAACTCACTTTTTTAAAGGAATATTGATATGGCACAATTCACACGTACAAACGGCGACTTCAAGCCAGTAATGAATATGGACTCCCCAGCATACACCAACACTGGTGTTAACGCTGTTACATCGGCTGCATCTGTCCAGCCACAGGGCCCAAAGCTCGAATTCTTCACTATCGTTGCAGCTTCTACTAGTGCATTCAGCACAACACAAGTAAACGTCATCGTTCAGACTGTTCAGCAAAAAGCAACTATCTATATGTATGAGTTTACTACTGCTGGTCCTGATACTATAGCATTCGCTGTTTATCCAGTCGGCGTTTGGGCTACAGTTGACGCTACTTATGGTGCAAATGCTAACGTTGTTGCAGCAGTCAATGCTGCACTTACTGCCGCTTCAGTTGCCAACACTACAACTGGTCTTGCGACTGCAACCTTCACTAACTAAGCTTAGCTAGACATAAAACCGAAAACCCGAGAATAATTTATTCTCGGGTTTTTTTATGCTCTAAATATATCTATGTCACATCGCATCAGTTGCCTTACACTGTTTGATATTACACATACCGGAGTAATGAATAGAAGTAAACCTACCCCGGATGATATTGACAACTGGATGCACCGGCGTAATACGCAATGTAATTTTGATACTTTATTGCAAGTTATATCATTGCGTTCACAGCCCGAAGTAATTAAAATGCCAAATAAGATAAGCATTCACGAAGCAGAATTTGAGAAGTTTGGGGTTTTATATAGAAACAGCCCCAGACACTATTGGAAATTTGAATTTGAAGTACAGCATTCTAATGTTTTCGAGAATGGAATTGTTCCGTTAGGAGCGTTGTATAAGGACTGCGACGGCGTACCGATGATAAGATGCAATGGGCAAGAAGATACGCTACCTGCATTTTTGGACACTTCAGACGAGTTAAAGAACATCTATTTTGAGGTAGTATAATGCACAATGCGATAAAACTCGATCATTTTTTTATGTCAGAACTTAGCTCTGATCTTAAGCATATAATCATCACGTATGACAAAAAAGGAACCTATGAGCTATATGGAAAATATATCATTGTTCTTGCAGAGTCTGGCTACTATAGAGTAAAGTCCAACGTCATGCCAAAACCAATTGAGTTCGCTACGCTTAGGAATGCGACTATCTGGTGTGTGTTACACAACGAACGTAAATATCGAGAAGCAGAAAAGTTCGAAATGTTAGATTTGAAACTATGCAGCATCGAAACTGAGATCGCCATACACAAACGTTTGATCAAGATGTCCAATACTACTGAGTCCAAATTCATATACACCGTGAAACTTCAACAAGACAGGACCAAACGTAGAGGTATTCTCAACGAACTCACCTATTATATAAATAGCTGTAAGTACATCCAGTCTACTAGGTTTAAAAAACTCAAACGCCCAACTTTTTAGACTAGGTGTGATAAATACTATATCAACACGGGAAGAGTACCACTCATGAAACTAAATGATTTTGACAAAAAGAACGTTGCAGCCAGAGCATTGCACGAGTCTTTTGCTATGAATTTTGATGTATCTAACTTCGACCGAGCAAAGACTCGTGTAATGCTTAACAAAGTAAATAGCCTCATCAACGAATCTAGAAGATCACCTAAATTTCATACAGCCCTGAACGATCCAACTTATCTGAAGTTGAAGTTTATGGAACAAGTACTATCTCAGCACTTGAGGACAGCTAAGACTCCTCGTATCGTATTCGAAAAGATCGGAAGAGCGACGTGTAGGG